GGCTATTGAGGAGTTTATCAAGGGGATAGAGGATAGACAAATGAGGAAGATATTTGTACTCAGGTTTGTAAAAGGCTTTACTTGGATACAGATAGGACACAAGGTCGGAGGTACAGCGGACGGCTGTAGAATGGCGGTCAAAAGATTTTTGCAAAATGCTTAAACTTGTTCGCTCTGTTCGTTTTACCTATGTTATAATTTAAACTGAGGAAAGTGTAGATGTACCTCAGACTTGTACTTTCATGAAGTCACCTCCAATTTTCTAAGCCCCGTAAGGGGCTATGCAGAACGTGAGTGCATGAGCTTGTGGTCTGCCCATACGGTCAGTTGGTTTTCCGACAAAGCCAGCAGCATAATACTTGAACCACCGCCAAGCCGTGAACTATATTCTAGAGCTTCGGGCGGTGTATGCAGGTCGAGAGCGCACGAACTTAAAGCCTGCACCAGTGAAACTACTCCGCATAGTCATGAATATGTGTTGCTGTAAGTGCAATCGGAGTTAATGGCTTACAGGACAGCCTGACGTTAACGGGACCTAGCCGCAAGGGCTGAGCAGGCAGCGGCAAGAATGCAGGTCGAGAGCGAGCCAGCTCAACATCTGCTCCACCATTTTACATACTCTTTAAATATATTCACGAAAGCGGCTGCATTTTGCGGTCGCTTTTGCGTTGCGTCGCAAAAAGTTCATAAATGTCGAATTTTTGATATACTGCATAAAAAATACAATTGTGTTTTATGCAGTAAATAGAAATTCGGTGCATTTCGTTGATTTCCGCTCTGATTAGTGATATTATTTAAGAAATATTATTATGAGGAGTGATTGTTATGGAAAACAAATTTGATAAAATAATGCATTATGCTAATTTCAATATTACTTTTGGTGCTGAAAATGAGCCAATGCTGTCTTATTTTGAAGATATTATCTTACCAGCGTTTAACAGCGGTTATAAACGTGTGAAGGTGATTGATGGAAAAGAGGATTTTCCCAAATTTAGTTTTAGCGATATTGAGCTTAAGTGTATAGATGGTGTTTATGTCCTGGTTGGTAATTATATAAAAGAAACAGAATATAATATATTATCACAAATAAAAGGTGGCAAACTGACAAGTGTTAATTCTCTAGTACCGGCCGCTCCGTATTCACGCTTTATTATTTTTCTTGATAATCATAAGATGATTTTGGTGCGTAATCAAATTGCAAGCCCAGACATACGTAGTTTTCAAAAGACTTTTATGGAGTGCATAAATAGTTTTATAAGAGTTAATAATAAGTCTATTCCAAAGGGTAGTTCGGCTCTGCCACATGCTAGTGTCCATATAGTGGATATGCCAAAGTCTGATGATATAGATTGTATGTTTTCAAATGTCAAAAAGATTAGAAAAGTAAATTTGTCCTTTTACCCACTTAACAATGATGAATATCATTTGCCACTTTTTGAAAATCTCACGGAAACACGTAAAAGTATTTGTAGTAATACTGGTAGTGTTAGTTTTAATTCGCCAAAATCAAAATCAGGTGTAAAAGAGCTTATGAATAATGCTAATGGCTTAGTAAAAACGTCAGTTTATGTTGAAACTTATGATGGGGGAAAAGAAAAAATAACGCCAGAAACTGTAGTTACAACTCGTAACGTGACTGTTTCTGGAGATTTGACGGATAAGTCAGATGAATATTTGTTTTCTGTAGCTAGAAATTCTAACGTTATGAGTGAGGTGAGCAGTTCAAACAAAAAAATATATGATAGAGTCAAAAAAACTTTAATGAAATTTATAAAGATAAAATAATTTTATTCGGCGGTGTCATATGAAAACCAATGATAATCATAATTTATATGATCGTTCTTTAGATGAATTTATACGTAAATTCCAACCTAAAGATATAATAAAAAATGCAATAAGGGAAATAGTGCCTAACAAAAGAAATTGGAAATCTTTTTGCATATTGGTCATAATAAGTATTATCCTTTCTTTAGCTGTGGCTTTCAATAAAAACACAATTAGCATTGTATCAAATATTGCAAATAAAATGATTGATATACAACTTGCAGTGTTTGGAAGCGTATTGGCAATTTACTCAATTATACTTGTTCTTTTAGATGATGAATTTACGAAACTGCTAGCAAAGCTGGAAGATTCGGAAAAGGAAAACAAAACAGAATTGAATAAGAGCATTCAATATATGGAATCAGTGTTGTATTTGTATTTATTTGGTCTAATGACTTCTGTTTTTATTTATTTCGTTTGTCTGTTATTTGATAATGGTTTTTTACTATTTTCAAGTGAATTTTTTAGTAGTTTTTTGTGTGCATTGTTTATAATACCATATTTGTCATATAGCATTCGTATAATTTATGAATTGAAAAGTATCGTTTTTAACACGGCTGTTTTATTAAGATATAGCATTGCAAAAAAATTACTAAAGTTTGTGGAAGAAGAGAATAGTCAGGATAAAAAATAACAAATTAAAGCCCCACTAAATCGGGGCTTTTTTCATACCCTAAAGAACAAAAAAACCGAGGTGAGGTGAATGCCGAATGAACAGAATTTAATAGTTCCAAGCTCGAGTGAAGCTCGAAAAAATGGTGCAAAAGGCGGTAAAAAATCAGGCGAAGTCCGCAGGCGTAAAAAGACTATGAAGCAGGTAATGGACTTCCTGCTTGAACAGCCTGCCAATACCAGAGCGGACTATGAGTTTCTCGTGGAGCAGGGCATTGACCTTAACAGCCTTGACCCTGACTTCATAAATAATATGCTGCTTGTGAATGCGGCTCTTATGGCAAGGGCTAAACAAGGGGACGTTGCGGCGGTGAAAGAGCTGCGTGACATTATCCGTGATGACGATATGCTCAAACATAAGATAAAATACGATAACGCAAGGCTCAGGCTTGAAAAACAAAAGCTTGAGCCTGTTTCTATGCCTGATAAGGCGTACAGCGGTATCCCTGCGAGCCTTGTTGCTCCTACGTTCTCGCCTGTCCTGTTCGATATTGCAGAGCAGGAACATTCCGAGTATGTTTTCCCCGGTGGACGTGGCTCGACTAAATCTTCATTCTGCGGTCTGAACGTTATCGACCTGCTGATGAAGAACGAGAATATGCACGCCTGCGTCCTGCGTGCTGTGGCGAATACTCTTAAAGACAGCGTTTATTCTCAGATACTCTGGGCAATATCTGCACTTGGTCTTGATGATGAGTTTGCCTGCACAAAGTCGCCCCTTGAAATCACACGCATTTCAACAGGGCAGAAAATATACTTTCGTGGTGCTGATGACCCGTACAAGATGAAGTCTATCAAGCCTCCTTTTGGCTATATCGGCATCGTGTGGTTTGAGGAGCTTGACCAGTTCGGCGGTGAAGAAGCTGTGCGAACAATAGAACAGTCTGTTATAAGAGGCGGTGAGAGAGCATATAAGTTCAAGTCTTTCAACCCTCCGAAGTCGGCTCAGAACTGGGCGAATAAGTACATCAAAGTGCCGAGAACGGACAGACTCGTTACCGAAAGCACTTATCTTACTGTGCCGAAAAAGTGGCTTGGCAAGCCTTTTCTTGATGACGCCGAACTTCTCAAAGAAACCAATCCCACTGCCTATGAGAACGAGTATATGGGCGTTGCAAATGGTACGGGTGGCAATGTTTTCGATAACGTCCTCATAAGAGAGATAACCGACGACGAGATAGCGCAGTTCGATAACATCTATAACGGCGTTGACTGGGGCTGGTATCCCGACCTTTACGCTTTTGTCAGAGTGCATTATGCCCCTGCTCAGCACACGCTGTTCATATGGCAGGAGTACACCTGTATCAAAACAAAGAATATTGATACCGCAAAGCATTTACTGGAGCTTGGTATCACGGCAAATGACCTTATCACCTGCGACAGTGCAGAGAATAAATCTGTTGAGGATTACAGAGCATACGGCTTGCTTGCAAGAGGTGCAGAGAAAGGCCCTAACAGCAGGGAGTATTCATATAAGTGGCTGCAATCTCTGCGGAATATCGTTATAGATAACAAGCGTTGTCCTGTGGCTTGCGAGGAGTTCATCAACTGCGAGTATGACAGGGATAAAGAGGGCAACGTTATAAGCGGCTATCCCGACGGCAATGACCACGTTATCGACGCCGTTCGGTATGCAATGGAAAGAGTATGGAAAAGGCGGGGTCAGTAAGCTATGGGCATTATTTCAAAAATAAGGGAGTGGATAAGCAGAATGCTTTCAAAGTCAGATATAAAGGGAGTTTACTGTATTGATATCGCCGTGACGGACAGTATGATAAGAGCTATCGACAAGTGGGACAGAATGTATGCAGGCAAGGCAGCACCCAAGGGAGTTCACTCTCTGCGGCTTGAACAGGCTGTTGTGAGGGAGTTTGCAAACACGGCTATCAATGAAATGGCCCTGAAAGTTTCCAACGATAAGCTTGATGCCATAATGAAAAACACCCTTGAAAACCTCAACAAAAATCTGCAAAGAGGTCTTGCAACAGGAGCAATGATAATAAAGCCGCTGGGTGCTGATAAGGTGCAGTATGTTCCGCAGTCGCAGTTCATTCCTGTGGAGTATGACGTGAACGGCAGACTTATAAAGGTCATTTTCCCTGAGATAAAACGCATGGGCAATAATGATTACCGTATAAGGCTTGAATATCACGCTCTGGACTATGAAAAAGGGCTGACTATCACAAACAGGGCTTTTCGCTCCAATGACGGCGTATCTCTTGGTGCTGAGATACCTATCACGGCTGTTGCAGAGTGGGCGGAGCTTATCCCTAAGATAGCCTATCCCCTTATGCTGCGACCCTCTTTTGGCTATTATGTCAACCCTATCGACAATACAGTTGACGGTTCACACTCAGGCGTATCAGTGTTCGCAGGGGCGGAAGAAGTCATAAGAAAAGCTGATATCCAATTCGGCAGGCTCGATTGGGAGTTTGAATCAGGGGAGCGTGCAATAGACGTTGACGAGGCTGTGCTAAGACCTGTGACAGACCCGTTCACAGGTAAGAAACATGCAGAAATGCCAAAGCTCAATGAACGGCTTTTCAGAGGGGTAAACGTGTCGGCTGGCACGAGCGGTGACTTTTATCACGAGTTCTCACCGCAGTTAAGGCAGGCGGATTTTATTGCAGGACTTGAAGAATACAAGCGTGAGATAGAGTTTGCTGTGGGGCTGTCCTATGGGGATATCTCAAACCCTCAGACAGTTGACAAGACGGCAACGGAGATAAAGTCTTCAAAGCAGAGAAAGTTCGATACTGTCACGGCGATACAGAATAATCTCCGTGTCTGCCTCGAAGACCTGTGCTATTCGCTGGCATTCTATAATGGGCTTACTCAAAGCGGTTATGAGCTGTCTGTGAACTTTGAGGACAGTATCCTTGCAGATGATGAAACAAAGCGTGCAAGCGATCGTCAGGACGTTTCTATGGGCATTATGCCACTGTGGGAATACCGAATGAAATGGTATGGTGAGGACGAGGAAACGGCTAAGAAAATGACCTCCGACAGCACCGCAGAGGTGATAGAATAATGCTCAAAGCAAGCGAGATAGAGCGAGCTTCAATGGTTCTTGACACCCCCCTGCGTGACCTTGAAATGCGGATAATGGAGGATATTGTCCGCAGGATAAAGATAAACGGCGAGATAACACGTTCGGCAGATTGGCAGATATACAGGCTTCACGAGCTTGGAATAAGCAAGCGTGAGATAAAGAAAGCCATAGCCGATAACCTTGATCTCTCCAAAGCTGAGATAAAAGAGCTGTACAATGATATCCTGCAAAAAGGCTATGAATGGGACGATAGCATATACAAGGCCAAAGGCAAGGCACGGATACCCCTTGAAGAAAATGAGGGTCTGCAAAGGCTGTTGTCGGCTGTATCGGAGCAGACTTCGGGGGAGCTTAAAAACATATCTCAGTCACTCGGATTTGCAGTAAAACAGCCTGACGGCAAGCTTAAATTTACTCAGGCGGCTGACTTTTATCAGCAGAGCCTTGATAACGCCATAATGGGCATAGCAAGCGGAGCGTTCGATTACAATACGGTCATAAAGAAAGTCATTTCGGATATGACAAACTCAGGTCTGCGTACTGTGGACTATGCCACAGGCTGGAGCAACAGAGCAGACGTAGCCGCAAGGCGTTCGGTGATGACAGGGCTTTCACAGTTAACCGCAAAAATGAATGAGGACAACGCCAAAGAGCTTGGCACAGACTATTTTGAAGTCACTTGGCACAGCGGAGCAAGACCCTCTCATCAAGAATGGCAGGGCAGGGTCTACAGCAAAAAAGAGCTTGAAACTATCTGCGGTCTTGGTACTGTGACAGGTCTGTGCGGAGCGAATTGCTATCACGATTATTACCCCTTTATCCCCGGCATATCTGAGCGTTCCTACACAGACGAGGAGCTTGCACAGATGAATGCCGAAGAAAATACTCCTGTGAAGTACGGTGATAAAGAGTACACAAAGTATGAAGCTTTACAGCGGCAAAGAAAGCTTGAAACTGCAATGAGAGCCCAGCGGCAGAAGATACATCTTCTTGAAGAGGCAGGCGCAGACGAGGAGGATATCATCAACGCACGCTGTAAATATCGTGGCACTTCCCAAGAGTATACAAGGTTTTCAAAAGCAATGGGCCTGCCTCAGCAGAGAGAGCGTGTAAACGCCGACGGACTGGGGAATATGGGGGTGGGAAAAACCAAGATAAACTTGACGCAAAAAGATTATAGTGATATAATTGATATGAAAGGTAAGATGTCTGATATAGACGTGCGAAAGTGGTATAGACACCACAACAAAAATATCCCTCAGCTTATCGATAAAAGCAAGTCTATTGAAGAACAGGCAAGACAAGCTTGTGAACTGCGTAACAAGTATCGCTTTCAGGCAAGAGAGTTAATGAAAGATCAAAAAGCTCGTAAAACCCTTGACCAGACCGAACCTATCATTTCTTTTGAAGACTTGGTGTCAAATAAAATGGTACGAAAAAACATGAGCAGAGAAGAAGCTATAGCAGACACTTTGAAGACCGCTGTAAAAACACGAAGATCAGTAGATAAAAGGTATGGATTGGATGATCAGCAATGAAGAAATATGAATACAATATTTGCACGGCTGCGGACAAAGAAATTTTTGAAAAGCAATGTGCAGCATTGGAAAAGCATATCCCAGGCATTGAACGGTCCGATATGCTGACTGATGTTGACGGCTCACAAACGCAGATATATGAATTAAATGGAAAGAAGATAATCGTACACAACAGTTATTATATTGACGCTGTGTACATTGATTCAGAAGTTGAACTTACAGAGTATTTCAAATGATAATTTTACCGCTTGACTAATGTCGGGCGGTATTTTTATACCCAAATATCGGAACTAAGCACCTTAACGGGTGCTTTTTTCATACCATTTCGTCCTTGATATGACGTTAAACTGTCAGACTTTCACACCGCAGACAGAGCGGTATATAAGCTATGTAGAAAGGACAAACATATGAAAAACATTTTTGAGATCCTTGCCGCTATGGGTATCGTTATCCCTGAGGACAAGAAACAGGACATCACAAAACAGGTGGCAGAGAATTATAAGACTGTGGCTGAGTTTGAAAAGGTGAAAAGCCGCCTTGAGGTGGAGCGTGATAACTATAAGGACAGCCTTGATACCGCACAGAACTCTCTCAAAGAATTTGAGGGTGTGGACGTCAAGGAGCTTAACGGCAAAGTCGCACAGCTCACCGCTGACCTTGCTAAGAAAGATACCGAGTATCAGGCGAAGATATCTGATATGGAGTTTGACGCTACCCTTGATAACGCTATCTCGGCAAGCAAGGCAAGAAACGTCAAGGCTCTTAAAGCTTTGCTTGATGTGGAAACTCTCAAAGCTTCCAAAAATCAGGCTGAGGATATCAAGACGGCTATCGAGAACGTGAAGAAAGATAACGATTATCTTTTTGAAAGTTCCGAGCCTATCAAGAACCCGGTTGCTCCCACAGGGACGCCTGCTGCAGGTGAAGTGAGCAAGGAAACCTTTGCAAAAATGGGGTATATGCAGAGGCTGGAACTTAAACGAACAAACCCCGAAAAATACGAACAGTTGAAAGGATAGGATATTATGAAAAAGACAAATGGCATTAGAATTTCTATGCAGTATTTCGCAGAGCAGACAAAGATCACCGACCTTATCGATCCTGAAGTAATGAGTGATATGATCGACGCAAAGATAGAGTCTAAGATAACTGTATCTCCCTTTGCGAAGATAGACAGAACGCTCGTTGGCGTGCCCGGAGACACTATCACAGTGCCGCAGTATAAGTATATCGGTGATGCAGTTGATGTTGCAGAGGGCGTTGAAGCCGAAACTGTCAAGCTTGAAACAGACTCCACTCAGGCTAAGGTAAAGAAAGCCATGAAAGCGGTGGAGATAACTGATGAAGCGGTTCTCAGCGGCTATGGCAACCCTGTAGGTCAGGCGACTTCACAGCTTGCAATGTCTATCGCTTCTAAGGTGGACGCAGACAGCATGGACGCACTCATGAAAGCCCAGCTCATCTATGACGGCTCGGCTTCTGCTATCTCTTACAGCGGCATTGTTGACGCTGTTGACAAGTTCAATGAGGAGCTGAACACCGAAAAGGCTATGTTTATTAATCCTCATCAGAACTCACAGCTTAGAAAGGATCCGAACTTCATTTCAGCAGATAAGTATGACGGCAATGTGGTAATGACAGGCGAGATAGGCAAAATAGCGAACTGCCGTATCGTTCCGTCAAAGAAAGTTTCACTTAACGAGGCTATCCCAGAACAGTATGTGAGAGTTGACAGCGATGCAGAGGGTGCAAAGGAAGTTGTTGCGGACAGCACAGCTTCACCGACTGCATCACAGATAAAGCTCGGCTCAGTAACGCCTTGTGCAGATGGCTACGCTCCAAAGGTGGGTGACTATGTTGTAAAGAACGCCGCTGTCAAGGCTGGCACTTTCTACATATGCCCTATCATCAAGCTCAACGCTGATACTGAAACAGAGGACGAAACATCAGCTCTGACTATCTACCTCAAGCGTGACACCAACGTTGAAACAGAGAGAAGAAGCACAAAGCGCTGCACAGATATATCTGCTGACAAGCACTACACTGTGGCTATTTCAGACCAGTCAAAGGTAGTGCTTGCAAGATTCAAGAAGTAAAGAGGTGCGGCAGTATGAAAGCATATGCAAACGAGAGCTATTATATAGGCGTTTATCTTTGCGGCAAAGAGCCTGACATATCTGCCGCTTTTGACTTCTATGCAATGCAAGCCACAAGCCTTATGAAGCAATATACCCTTGACAACGTTGACGAGAACGATATCCCCGAAGAAGTGAAAATGTGCTGCTGCGAGCTTGCGGAGAATATCTTCAAGGCAGAGCAGGAGGGTGGCACTCAGGGGGTATCTTCCGAAAGCGTTGGTGGCTGGTCAAAGTCATATGAAAGCTCAGATATCCGCAGGCAGAACGCTGACAGAGCCGTTCACGATATCGTGTACAAATGGCTCAGCGGAACAGGGCTGCTTTACAGAGGGGTGAGGTAAATGCTTGCAAACAGCGATTGCACGGTGTATCTTTTCGACAAGCAGACAGAGGGATTTGTGCGGAAGTATGCAGAGAAAGTTTACTGGTGTGAGAATAAGTCGGGAAGTATCGTGAAAAGCGGTATGCAGACCTCAGACAGCACAAGGGTGTATTTCTATGACGATAATGCACCGAAAACCCCTGCAAAGGATATGCTTGTGAGAGGAAAATGCGAGTTTGAGTTCGATAATCAAACGCCGCAGAGCATATCTGAGAGCATGAAAATCTTCCGTGCGGAGTATGACTTTGTTACGGTAATGAGCATTGATGATTATATGTTCGGCGGTCTGCCACATATGGAGGTGAGCGTGAAATGAAGATAGGTCAGCCTATGGACAGCAGGGCTATCACTTGGGATAAGTCCTTTGCAGTCAAGTATTCAGAACGCTTTGATAAGGCTCAAAAGTTCATTGACGCTGAGTGCATAAGGCATATGGTGAAGTATACACCTACCCTCAGCACTAATCTGAGAAAGTCCGCCACAAGAGGCACAAAAATAGGCAGCGGCAAGATACAGTATCTTGCACCTTACGCACGCTATCAGTATTACGGCAAGCTTATGGTATCCTCTGTTACAGGCTCGGCATACGCCCGACAGGGTGAAAAGAAAGTGCTGACGGACAAAGACCTTGTTTACAGCACTTTTAAAGAGCCACTTGCCGGTAAGCTTTGGTTTGAGCGAATGAAAGCCGACAAGAAACAGCAAATACTCAGAGGAGCGGCGGCGATAATGGGAGGCAAAGCGAAATGAACATAATCGAGCTTGTGAAAGATATCTTGCAGCAGTTCCCGAAAATATCGGAGGTTTGCAATGATATTCATATCGACTTTACCGACGACACGCCCACAAATTACGGCTTGTCCTCAACAGGCGACAGCCTTATAAGCTCTGATATTCTGGGCGGTCAGACAAGACAGCATAACTTCATTCTCTATGCTGTGTATCAGTCTATGAACGACTTTGACAGAATGTCAAACAGCGGTGTGCTGCTTGAATTGCAGATGTGGCTTGAAAGCTATGCAGACAAGCACCGAGATACCACGTTCACTACCATAACAGAGGGCGAGGAAAGAACGGGCGTTCTTGAAAAGCTCACCTGTGCAAACGGAATGATATATGCAATACCAAATGAAAACACAAACGATACTGTGCAGTATCAGTTACAGATAGCGGCACAGTATCAGATATAAAAGGAGGAAAACATATGCCTGATTATTCATACAAGAGCGGAAAGCTCAACAGAAGTCATCTTCTGCATTATCTTGACACTACATTCGCAGCGGTCGCTTCATCACCAAGCTGGTATCTTCTCGGTAAGGACGTTGAGGACGCAAGTGTGGCACTCAACCCTGACACTTCCACAAAGAAGAATATCCTTGATGAAACCACAGTTGAGGACAACGGTTATGAGCCTGAGTTCGACCTTGATACATTCTATGCAAAGCCCGGTGACGCACTTTACGAAAAGCTCAAGGATATCATGATGAATCGTCTTACGGGCGACGCCTGCAAGACAAGCGTGCTTGAAGTCATCGTTGACAAGACCACAGGTGCGTATGACGCATGGACGGAAGATGTCATAGTCAAGCCGCAGTCTTATGGCGGACCACAGGGGGGCGTAAATATCCCGTTCAACTGCACCTTTGCAGGAAACAGAGTGAAAGGCTCTGTCACCTTTGCGGCAGGCGTGCCAACGTTTGCAAAGACTACGGAAGAATAAACTATATGACAAACATATGAAAGCACTTCGTCAAGAGCGGAGTGCTTTTTGTTTGCCGTAATACAGAAAGGATGATAAAAATGTCAATGCAGTCAATAGATTTTAACAGCGGCAATTACAAAGAGTACGCTATAAACGGTGACGAGAACAGAGTGATAAGGATAAACGTGTCAGACGTTGGTATCATCACCAGGATACAGGACGCTATGAGCAAGGCTGACAATATCGCAGAAGAAGTGTCAGAACGTGAGAAGAACGAGGACAGAACTCAGCTTCTCAAAGAGTATGACCAGCGTGCAAGAGAAATGGTCAATGACATATTTGGAAGCGATGTGTGTACGGCGGCGCTCGGAAGCGTGAACGTGTTCTCTGTGGCTTCAAACGGCAAGCCTGTGCTTGTGAACTTCCTTGAAGCGCTTCTTGCGGTGGTGGTGCAGGAGATAAAGTCAGCACAGACGGCGGCTCAGATAAAGCTTGAAGAAAAGGTGGAGAAGTACATAGTTCCCGTTGTTGCTCAACCTGTGGTCAACGTGGCGGAGCTTTCTGACGAGGACAAAAAGGCTCTGCTCAGGGAGTTGCTGAAATGATAGGCAGTTTGCCAACAGTCCTTGAAATAGACGGCAAAGAGTATGCCATACGCTCAGATTTTCGGGTCATACTGCGGATATATTCAGCCTTTGCAGACCCCGAACTTGACGAGCGTGAAAAGTGCTATGTGTGTCTTAAATGTCTTTATGTCGAGGATATCCCACGAGAACATTTGCAGGAGGCTGTTGACAAGGCTTATTGGTTTGTGGGCGGTGGAGATGTTCCGCAGGAGAGCGTTCAGCCTGCAAAGACTATTGATTGGGAGCAGGACGAGAGTATTATTTTTCCTGCGGTGAACAAGGCGGCAGGCTTTGAAACGAGGACGGTAAAATATCTTCATTGGTGGACTTTTCTTGGCTATTTCAATGAGATAGGCGAGGGGCTTTTTTCGTCTGTTATAGGCATACGGCAAAAGCTTAACAAGGACAAAAAGCTTGAAAAATACGAGCAGGAGTTTTACAGAAACCACCGCAATATGATAGACCTTAAACGAAAGCTCTCAGCAGAAGAGCAGAGGGCTGAAAACGAGGACAAAGAGTTTCTGAAACAACTGACGGGAGGTGAATGACAATGGCTGACGGGTGCTTGAATTTTGACACCAACATAAACAGCGAGGGCTTTGAAAAGGGCTTGAAAAGCCTTTCCGATATGGTGGGGGATATCAAGCCAAAGCTTAAAAGCCTTGCAATGGCTGTGACAGCAGCATTCTCCGTCAAGAAGCTTGTGGACTTCGGCAGGCAATCCATAGAAACAGCCTCAGACCTTGCGGAAGTGCAAAATGTTGTTGATACGGCTTTCGGAGAGTCCAAGCAGAAAATGGAGGACTTCGCTGACACGGCTGTTAAGACCTATGGCATTTCAAAGCTTACTGCCAAACAAACAGGTTCAAACTTCATGGCAATGGCGGCAGGAATGGGGCTTGCCAATGACAGTGCAAGCGATATGGCTGTGGCTCTTACAGGGCTGTCGGCGGATATGGCTTCGTTTTATAACGTTGGTCAGGACGTGGCAAGCACGGCTCTGAAATCAATTTTTACAGGCGAAACTGAGACCCTCAAACAGTTCGGTATCGTTATGACGGACGCCAACTTGCAGGCGTATGCGCTTTCAAAGGGTATAACGAAGTCAACTGCCGATATGTCGCAGGCTGAAAAAGTTCAACTGAGATACAACTACGTTATGTCACAGACGGCTCTTGCACAGGGGGACTTTGCAAAGACTTCTGACAGCTGGGCGAACCAAACTAGAATACTCTCTGAGCAATGGAAAGAGTTCGGAGCGACTATCGGCACTGTGCTGATGAACGTTCTTCTGCCTGCTGTCAAGGCGATAAACAGTCTGCTTTCACAGCTCATAGTTTTGGCACAGAGGGCAGCGAGGGCACTTTCAGAGGCGTTCGGCTTTGAACTAAGCAACAGTGCAGACGAGGCTCAAAGCATAGTGAAAAGCACCTCTCAGGCGGCGGATAATTACAGCGATATAGCCGACAATGCACAGCAGGCTCAGGAGGCACAGGAAGGCTCTCTTGCAAGCTTTGACCAGATGAACAAGCTGAATGATGAGAGCAAGTCAGACAGCACTGGGGTCAGCGGTGCTGGGGAGATAATGCAGCCTTCCGGGACTAGCGTTGAGGTGGATACGGGTAAGGCAGATAAAAAGCTGTCTGACTTTTTCAAATCAGCAAGAACTCAGTTTGAAAAGCTTGCAGACTATCTTGATAAGAATTTTAAGCCTATTTTCGCTGATATATGGAGCGGACTTGAAAGAGAGAGCATTGAACTTGCTCAGATACTCGGCGGAGTTTTCAGCGATATAAAGTCGCTTTCCGAACCGCTCAAAGCTTATTTTATAAACGATTTTACACCGCTTATGCAGACCGCTTTCAGCACGCTTGGCAAGATAGGCATAGGACTTTTTGACAGCTTCAACAAGGTGTTTTCTGATATCTGGAATGTGGCAGTGTTCCCTATACTGCAAAACTTTCTCACTGTAGGATTACCCCTAATAGCGAATTTTGGCACGCAGGTATGGAACACTCTCGGCGTACTGTTTGACAACATAAAAGAGATCTTCGATACCTTGTGTAACGGCGTTGCACAGCCTGTGTTGAACGCCTTGAAAACACTGTGGTGCGATACTTGGCAGAGCATTTCAGACTTTTGGAACGAATGGGGACAGCCTATATTTGACGGCATAAACGAGGGTATAACCACCACAAAGAACATATTTCTCAACCTGTGGGAAACGGTCTTGAAACCTGTGTTTGACAAGCTCATGGTCGTTGCTGACAGCGTTTGGACGGAGCACTTGAAACCTCTGCTTGATGAGTTTCTCGACTTTGTGGGAACACTTATCACAAGCGTTCTGAGCATTTACAACAAAGCCATAGCACCTGTTGTGAACTGGCTTGTGAGCATACTCGGACCGATAGTCAGCAGTGTGCTTGGCAAGATAATAAAGACAGTGGGCAATGTCATAAGCAATATAATTGACGCCGTGAAGAACATCATTTCAGCACTTAAAGGCGTTGTACTGTTCATAGTGGGAGTGTTCACCGGTGATTGGAAAAAAGCTTGGCAGGGTGTAAAGAAGATATTCAAAGGCGTATGGGACGCACTTGTTGACATAGCAAAAACACCTATTAATTTGATAATCGGGCTTATAAATGGTCTGACAGGAGCAGTAGAGGACGCAATAAATTGGATAATCGACGGCATAAACGAGCTGAGCTTCACAACGCCTGATTGGCTTCCCGGTGATCTTGGCGGTCAGACATTTGGCTTTGACCTAAGCCAAATTGATATCCCCGAAATACCCAAACTAGCTCAAGGTGCAGTGATACCTCCAAACTCTGAGTTTCTTGCGGTTCTGGGTGACCAGAAACGTGGCACGAACATTGAGGCACCGCTGGATACTATCACACAGGCTGTTTTGCAGGCTCTTGTGTCTTACGGCGGAGCAGGCGGAAATCAGAAGATAAGCGTTACCATACCGCTTACGCTCAACGGCAGGACTATCACACAGATAGTTATTGATGATATCAACGACTATATCAAGCGCAACGGCAGGTCGCCAATAAGGGCATAGGAGGTGTAGAAAATGAAAAGCAGAGGACTTATATTCGGCAGCGAAAGGGTTGCCACACCTGCGGAAGTGAGCTTTACAAACAACAAGATATGGTCGAACAATGCAGGGCGAACGGCTAACTGCAAAATGGTGGGCGATATAAGAGCCATAAAGAAAACTGTCACGCTGAAATGGTATCATCTCACAGGCGAGGAGACGGCAAAGCTCAATGAGTATATCTCCAACGTTGACAGTCCGTTTTTCAGTATCACGCTCCTTGACGAAACATTTCAGGAAAGCACTTTTGACGTTTATGCAGGCGACCCAACTTATGAAGTTTTCGGCTGGGATGAGAACAAGCGGTTCTGCAAAGGCGTTGCGGTGGACTTGATAATGCAGTAAGGGGGCGTTTGAATGTACAAAACAGGGGAGCTTGTGGCACAGCGTATCGAGAGCTATTGCCGTACTTGGCGGCTGTGGATAGAGAATGCAGAGGGCGTTATATCAGGTGACAGCATTATGTCAGCTGACAGCTCAATGCAGGCAACATCACTTTCAGACGACATCGAGCTGGGCGCAGTATGTTCGCAATCGTGGACCATGACCATAAGTGACACTGAAACAGCGTTTCTAGGTAAAGAGTATGACACATATCTGTATCTCGTAGACTACGAAACTAGCGGCATACTTTCAGACGAAAAGATACCAATGGGACGTTTCACCTGTGTGAAGTCGAAAAAGTCGGGCGGCAGTGTTCAGTTGACAATGGCGGACAGGCTGTACTTTTCGGACAAGCCATATGTGCCGCATATCCCTATGCCAAACTGGAATAAAGCAGTCGAGGACGACATTTGCAGACAGCTTGGTTTGCAGAATGGAAATGATTATACGGAAGTCAGGTTACTGCGTGACAAGAACGGCAGAAGGTTGATAGATAAGAACGGCAAAGTGCTGTACTCAAAATACTTTTACTTCAAGGTCAGCTCAGTGCCAAAGGACGTGACCATGCGCCAAATGTTGTCCTATCTGGCTTCTGCTCAGGGCGAGTTTGGGTATGTTGACAGGTACGGAAAATACGT